TTTCGTATTGGTCTATTGATGCACCGATTGACAATCCGGATTTTAAGCCGTCTTGTGCAAGTGCCAAAATATCGTCACCTGCTGATGTGCGTGCAACTTTGAATTTGCCAATAATTCCAACTGGTGTGATTTCGTGACTTATCATTCTGCCACGCACTTTGTTCATGTCATGATCTTCAAATAGTTTGACATCATTGCCAAGTTTAAGTGAACCTTGTTCAAATATGACTCGACCAAAGTTTGTCAATCCGGGTTTTCCAAAAGGCACTATGATTCCTGTGATTTCTCTTTTGGATGTGTTTGCTGTTAATATGTCGCTTGTAAATTTAATTTCCATTATCTCACCAAATCTTCTTCCATTCTTGCCTCATCTACTGTAAGTACTCCAAGTGGGATTAACTTAGAATAAACATCTGCTCTTTCCAATGGATTACCTCTTAAGAAGTCATCCAAGTCATATTCAACATATTGTGTTGAAACTGTTATGTCATCCATTGACAATCTTTGTTCAATTGCTGTTAGCAATGGTCGAAGTGAGAAATCCAAAAGTGCTCTGCGTTCGGCTGTAACATTTGAGTATGTCATTGTGTTTGTTGATGCATCAAGATAATATGCAGGAATGTTCATCAATCTAGCAATTTCTTTTGCAAGATATTCGCGTGCTTCTGTAAGTTGTAAATCAGCAGCATTGAATCCAACTGATTGCATATCAACATTGTCACTTAAGAATGCTGTGCCTTTTGTTTGTCTTGCTTGTTTCCAAGCGTTTAAGATTGCTGTTGCTTTGTTCGCATCCATTGGCACATTCGCTTTTAATACAACACTTGGTGTTGGTGTTTCAGCATAATTAAACACTGCTCTTTCAAGTGCTGCTGCTGTTCTTAATGTTCTGCCACCACGATTCAAAACACCATCTGGATCAATGCCAGTAAATTGAATTAATGATCCGACACCATTGTCTGGAAGTCTTTGTGCTTCTAGTTGGTAGCCGATTACTAATTCACCGGTTGAATCAAGTACTTGTGAAACTCTTGGTGCATCAATCCATCTGATTTGTGATGGTCTGCCTGTTGCTGGATCAAGTTCTTTAATTTGCCAATATGCAACACCATGAAACAACAAATTTTCTGCTGTCATGCCATAGACAACTGCTGTTGGCATGTTTTTGTCTGGCTGTGAAATTATTGTTGGAGTTGGTTCAACTCTTGTTTTGTCAAATTTTCTTTTAACATGTAATTCTAAACTTGAGGCAGTACCGACAATAATGTTTCGGCCTCTTGCGCATGCAGGTACACTTAGGGCTTCTCGTCTTGTTACAAATGTTGATGTGACACCATCAAAGCCTGGTGAAAATAATGAAAGTGGTTTGTCCGGAAATACATAAGGTGCAATTGCTGCTTTAAGTTGTGGCTGAATGTATTTTGAGTAAATTCCCATAGTCTCGCAATTATCTCATAGTTGTTGCTTATATCATACACTGTCCGACTGTTGGGCGTGTTAATTTATGACACTAATATATCAAATTGTCCTGAGTCTTGTCTTTCAGTTGCCTTGTGTATTGAAAGCATCATTGCAATTGCTGCTGTGGCATTCTTTCGCCTTGACACATACCATGATCCGGCTTCAGTTGTTTTCTTTATGCACGCATTGACTGATGCTGTTAGTTCCTGTTGTCCTCCATGAGTGATTCTGTTTCCTGCCATTGCACCAAGGGTTTCATCGCAGGCCTGGTAGTACTTTGCACCTGTAATAATTTCAGCGTTAATTGATCCCATGCGTAGTTTGGCTGCAACACTGTCGCCACTGAATTTGTTTAGGATGATTGCTTCGGCATTGTATTTTTTTGCCCATTCGGCAACATGGCTTGCAATTTTAAGATCATCAATGGCGTTTTCTTGGTTTTGTAAATCCATAAGGCCAACTGCAATTGATTTGTCATCCATGATTTGTGATCCAACTATTGCAAAACCTGTTCTGTCTGGTGCGATTTCAACACCAATCCAAGTTGGTTTTCCTGGTGCAAGTTTAAGGCCATTTTGTTGGCATGCATTCCAATCGCCAGCACTCCAAGGTGATTGGATTGTGTCCACCCATTGACAAAGCATTTCAGTGGCAATGATGTTTGGATTATCGTTCATTCTTGATTGCAAAGTTTCTTCTGTAATGGTGTGACCAAGTGCAGGGTTGGCTTGAACCCATCCTTTGCGATCTGCAAGTTTTAATCCTGGTTCTGCTGACCATTCCCAGTAGGCAATGTCATCTTCTGTGTTGTTTTCAATTTTGTGCATTGCTCTGGCTCTCATTTGATTCAAAAGGACTGAAGTAATATCACCTGCGTTCGAGAATGCCCAAAGGCTTGGTGATTTGGCTGCTTGCATTGTGTAAGCAAGGGCGGCAAATGAATCAGTTGATTTATGCATGCGTGCTTCGTCAAGATAAACAGTATTTGCGCTGAGTCCACGCGCTGCACCAGGTGTCGGGGCAATGATCTTATATCTGCAACCATTTTTAAGTTCAATTTGTTCTTGGCCGTTAGCCCTAGTGATTGCTTTAACTTTTGAAGATAACCAAGAATGTCCGTCAATCATTTCGCATACGGATTTGAAACATTCGAGCGCGACATCACGATTTTGCGCCGTAGCAATTTGCAATTTTTCATCCCACAAAAATAATCCGGCAAGTATGCGAAACTTCATAAGTGTCGTTTTTCCATTTTGGCGTGAAATAACGAGCAAGTTTGTCTTGCTTACAAATTCACCATTGTCTTTAATTTTGCAACCATCTAGCAGCACATATTCTTGCCAAGGCATTAATGGCATGCCCATTTGATTTGCTAATTCGATTACTTCATGACCTTTAGTTTGGTTTGTTGTTGGTGTGGTCGAGATTCTCGGTGTTGGACTTCCTATCAGCAATGATTTTGTCAATTGGTGAACCTCCCTCAAGTACTTGTGGTGTTTCATTACGGCCAAACAATGTGAGGCCATATTTGTCCATCAACTTTGTAAGTTCAGCGCCCCATTTAACAATCATTGGATCATGTTGATCAGAATTATCCATAAGGCCGGCATAAGTCATCATCATTGCAACGCCACCCAAATCTGCTTCTGTAATCCAACCAGACTCCTGTGCAAAATCAATTGATCTGCCCAAAGCCGGTAAAATTCTTTGATTATCTGTTTTCATCTAGTAGAAATCCTTTCAAAATTAGGTGTCTCAAACACCCCAAAATCCCTTGGGGATAAAGACACTAAGGAGTGTGTGCGTGTTGGCGTGGCCTCTAAAAAACGCTTTGTAAATCTTTTTTCTTGAAACTTTTGTGCGTCTTGATTTTTCTTTGATGCATTGCATGTGCTACATGCCACTACCATATTCGTTTCAATATCTTCGCCACCTTTGCTAATTGGGATGATGTGATCTATTTGGTTTCCTGGTTGTCCACAGTATTGGCATGTGTAATCGTCTCGTTTGAGTATGGCTTTGCGCATTTGTTTGTATTTGTAGGTGTAACTCATGCTTGCTTCCTTAACTTCTTTTTGATGTCTTTGATGTATGTGATTGCTGTTGATGGATCAACTGAATCATCTATTGGCATTACATATCTGTCAGGTATTTGTGTTGGTTTATTTTGTCCGACAAACTGTTCTTTAAGAGTTCTATAAGAGTTATGTAGGACAGCAGTGTCCGGGGTAGTAGGACTGTACTGTCCGGAGGGGTAGGACAATATGTCCGGGGTTACCATTCTGTATAGGTTTGATTGACCTGTTCTTAGTTCTACATTTAGTAGTCCCTTTGATACTAGGCTCACTTGTAAGCGTCTTACTTGACGATCACTAACACCCATCATCTTGGCTATGCGTGCCTGCCCTGCCCATGCTGCGCCCTCTTTGTCATTGAAGTGGTCAGCAAGTATCACCAGAAGTAACTTCTCTTGTGGTTCTAAGCCCTCTTGTTCTAATGCCCAACCAACCAGTTTTGCGCTCAATCTAGTTCCTCAGTGTAAAGTTGTAGTTCGCATGTTGCACAACCCAATTCTTTATTGTACAACTTGTTGCACTCTTTGCAGTAAATGTATGTTGTCATGATTTGAATGCCCACACCATGATGATTGTGTATATACCCAGGAATATGAGTTTTTGTGTTGTTGTCATTTCTTACCTGTGACAATCTTGTGGCATACACTGCAATGCTTCTTGTTGAATGTCCAGTTACCACAATTGATGCATCTTTGGATCAGTTTGTCCATTGACGCAATGATTGATTGATGCCTGGCATTAACGCCTACATAATCCCTGTGTTTCATTCTTGACCCCTTATAATTCGTTTTGCAATTTCAATGTCTTCTGGATTTTTGAACAAAGACTTTTTGTTTTCTACATCTTGTGCTAATGATTCTTGTAAAGCCTTAGCAAACTTGTAATCATGTGGTGTGTAGTTTTTGTTCATTGTGCATCCGGATGGTTGTTGATTACATGCCAATCAAATGTTTTGTGTAATGACACTTGGGTTGTTCCCCACATGTTCATGCCACATATGCTGCATTTCAGATTCCAGTATTTGAATTTGTTGTTTTGTGCGTCTGTTTTGAATGTTCGTTTGACTGACCATCCGACCATGATCATGACCAGGAGTGTGAACCCTAGTCCTAGCAGTACTGCGTGTCCAACTGTGATTGCTGTGTTCAGTAAATCCATAAATGTCATATCAATCCAATCTTCTTTGCGCAGGTAGGCCAGGCTTTCCAGCCTTGTTTTTCTTTTAAGGCTTTAGCAGCAGCAAATTGTGTTTTCCAATGTGCTTCATGTGGTTTGCCTTGTTGTCCCACAAATTCCCATGATGCTTGCGAGAATTGAAACAATCCCATAAACTTGCCTGTTGGTGAGATTGCTTTGGGGTTTAGTGATGATTCGCACATTGCGATTGCTTTCCAATCGGCTGGCAAATCTTTGGGTGTGATCATTAGCGTGTAGTACATCAGAATTCCGGCGAAGTCCATGGATCATCCTCTGCGCCTGCAACCAGCATTTCTGCTGTTTCATGGCTCTTTGGTATTCCCTGTTTCCATGCTGTAATGTTATCAAGCAAATGACCTGATTGTATGTCATCCAAAAGGGGCTTTACTTCTTCAAATGTCATATTTGACTCCGGCACAA